CGAAAGAGGTGTTTGATGACAACTGCAGACGGATTCGCAAAGCTGTTTTTGCAGACGGCTCTGCCGGAGTTTGGTTGGGATGAGAACGAGCATCTGGCTAAGACGCCTGCTCGGTTCACTAAGGCGCTTCGCGAACTTACTGAACCACAGGAGTTCGAGTTCACGACGTTCGATTCCGATTCGGATGAGATGGTTGTAGTTCAGGACATCACCTTCTACACCTTCTGTGCTCACCATGTTCTGCCCTTCTTCGGCAAGGCTCACATCGCTTATATCCCGAATGGGAAGATTTGCGGTCTGTCGAAGCTGGCTCGGACGGTTGAGAGCTTTGCCCGAGGATTGAATGTCCAGGAAGAGTTGACGAACAATATCGCTCGATACCTTCAGCTGGAGCTTGATCCTCTTGGCGTTGCTGTTGTTATGGAGGCTGAGCATCTCTGCATGACGATGCGAGGCATTCGTACTCCTCACGCTAAGACGACGACGTCTTCGATGAAGGGCGTGTTTCTCGATCCGTCGCGTGGTGCCCGTTCAGAGTTTTTAGCCTTGATTAGGTCCTAAAGGGGGATATAAAATATGGATAACATCAGAGAGATGATTAGCCAGTGTATGACTGATTCAGAAGATATGTTTCCTGCTACGGCGAACGATCTTTCGTACCACACGATCTCGCTTGCCGGAGAGGTAGGAGAGTTCAGTAATCTTCTGAAGAAGGTCATGCGCGGTAGCGTTACGATGGAAGATGTCTATCCTGAACTGCGTAGCGAGTTGGTAGACGTTCTCATCTATGTTTGTACCATTGCAGGTCTGCTGCGAGTTGACTTAGGAGTTGAGTATGACATCAAGCGAGGAACCAATGTCCGACGTTTCACGATGGATGCAGGAGCTGGAGGAACTGACAGCTCGGCAGATGGCGAAGGGTAAGGAATACGAGCAAGACGGAAGTCCTGGATGGTTAGACAACGATCTCTTCGCAATGGTGTACGAAGAGCTTGCCGACATCATCAACTACGTTCGATTCATGTTCATGCGACTGCGACTTACCGAGGAGGCACTTCGTGAAAGTGGCTTTGATTTCTCCGTTCAGTCTGATGCGGGAAATACCCAACACGGGCTATCATCTCGTTCTGGCTCATTTACTTCAGGATCCGGAGTATCGAGCTTTCTACCAAACGGCGGAGGGTTACAAGATCCTCGATAACGGGGCGGCTGAAGGTTCGCTCGTCTCTAATCGGGAGTTGATCAAGCTGGCCAAAGAGATTGGCGCCAATGAGATCATCGTTCCTGATGTGATGGGTAACTTTACCGAGACGGTATCACTTATGCATGACTTCGCTGGATACGCCGAAGAGCACCCAGAGTTTAGTTACACTGCGGTTCTTCAAGGAGTCAATACACGAGAACTGATTTTGGCTTACGAGACTACACGCGACGTCGGTTATGTTTCAAACATTGCTTTACCTCGATACATGCAACACATTGATCCCCACGAACGGATTCTCTGGGCGAAGGTCATTCGAGAGCGGTTCGTTAGTAATATTGACATCCATTGTCTTGGTGCTACTTCTTGGACTCGTGAAGTTCTGAAGCTTGCCGAAGATGGATGTGCTAGAGGCATTGATACTTCGATGCCGATTGTTTTAGGCCTTGCAGGGATTCGCCTTTCAGAATCCAGAGACTATGTGCCTCGTGCTATGGATTACTTCCACATCGAGGCCACCGAAGAACAGAAGGAAATCATCCATGACAACGTCAACACCTATCTCACTTGGGCGCAAGCATCCTGACGCTGAGTGTGAGAAGTGTCCTCTCAATACTTCGGATACTATCTTTATTCCATCTGAGGGTAGAGGCAATATCGCTTTCGTAGGAGAAGCCCCTGGCTACCAGGAGATCAAGTCTGGTAGACCGTTTACTGGCCCGTCTGGTAAGTTGCTCGATATGGTGTTGAGTAGTTATGACATCAATCGTAGTGACGGCTTCTTTACGAACGCGTGCCTCTGTAGACCACAGGGTGCGAATGTTACTCCTCCGAAGGAAGCCATCAAAGCTTGTTGGCCTCGTCTAGCAAAGGAGCTGCAGGATGTTGATCCCGAATGGGTCGTATGCTTGGGAAATACGGCTGCGCAGTCAGTTCTCGACAGTCGAGAGGGGATTACCAGCCTTCGCTCCGGACCGCCGCGAACCGTCTCTTATCTGCCAAATGCTAAGATCATCCCAACCTTACACCCTGCGGCGTGTTTACGATCCAGCGACATGTTCCCATCAATGGTCAGTGACATTGGGAAGGTAAAGTCAAATGTCTTCATCAAGTGGGAACCGCCCACCTATGCGGTATTCGACGAGCCCGAAACAGCGAGACGAGCGCTCGATGAGTTGCAGGGGAAGTACGACGAACTTGTCGTCGATATCGAAGTTGGAATCGAGAAGGACTCCGACTTCGGACATCCAGAACAATACCAAATGCTCTGTATTGGATTCGCCTATGCTCGGAATCGCGGTTGCGTTATTGGTGAGCGCGCTCTTTTGGATGCTGGCGTTCGTGATCGGTTACGCCGTCTACTCGGCAGTAAGAAACTGATTGCTCATAACGGTAAGTTCGATCTTGCTGGTCTTCGACCTTGGGGAGAAGGGACTCTCTACTTCGACACCATGCTCGCATCGTACTGTGTGGACGAGCGACCTGGAGTTCATGGGCTCAAGTATCTGGCGTCAGAGATTCTCGGCGCTCCTGATTACGATTCGGAGTTGAAGAAGTATGTCGGAAAGGGATCCTATGCCACAGCCCCCCGAGATGTTCTTTATAAGTACAATGCCTATGATGTTGTGTGTACTTGGAACCTCTATGAGTACTATCGCGATCGGCTTGAAACTGAGGCACTCAGAGGGCTGCATGATTTCTTGGTGCTTGCTTCAAATGAACTAATGCATCTAGAGATGGGAGGTATCAAGGTCGATATCGACTACCTCAACCATCTTACAGATCATTACCTCGACGATCTTGCCGATCTGGAAAGCCAGCTCGAAGACATTGCAGGGCGTGGATTCAGTCCTCGTTCGCCTAAGCAGGTGAAGGAGTATCTGGAGAGCGTGGGTATTCGAGTCGCGTCTACCAACGAGGACAGCCTCAAGGCATTACTCGAAGCAGGCAATGAAGAGAAGTTCGTCAGCTTGATGCTGGAGCAGAGAAAGGAGCATAAGCTCTATGGCACTTACGTCAAGGGTATTCGCTCCAGGCTCTATCAGGGTCGAGTGCATCCTACCTTCTTGCTTCACGGGACAGTAAGTGGTCGACTTGCTTGTCGCAATCCTAATATGCAGAACGTGCCTCGTGATTCAAAGATCCGCGACCTCTTTGTTCCAGGTGAGGGTAACGTCTTTATCCAAGGAGACTATTCGCAAGCAGAACTTCGAGTCATGGCTACGCTTTCGAAGGACGTATGGCTAAAGGAGATTTTCGATGATGGACGAGACCTCCACTCTGAAGTCGCAGAGCGGTTCTTCGGAGCAGGCTTCACCAAAGAACAACGCATCAGGGCCAAGGCAGTCGTCTTCGGTTTGGCGTATGGGCGAGAGGCTTACTCTTTGGCTCAAGAGTTCAAGATCCCAGTCGCAGAGGCCCAGCGTTATCTCGAAACGTTCTTTGACGCTATCCCACAGTTGGTGGACTGGAGGAATGACATTCAAAACCAAGTCCTCCAGCAAGCGTCTGATCTGGTCACTCCGTTTGGAAGGCATCGCCGATTCTGGCTCATCACAGATGAGAACAGAAAGGATGTCCTCAAAGAGGCTCTTTCGTTTATGCCTCAGTCTACTGCTAGCGACATTTGTCTTTCTGCTCTTACTCGCCTACGTGACCAGTTAGGTAGTCGAGGAGCAGTTCGCCTTCCTGTGCATGACTCTATCTTGGTCGAGTGCTCCAAGGATGACGAGAAGGATGTTGCCGAGTTACTGAAGACTACAATGGAAGAGACCGCTAAGGAAGTGTTTACGGATTACGTCGACTTCCCCGTCGATGTCGCTACTGGTGAATCTTGGGGGAGCCTTGACTAAGGAACATCGTTGGGTGGTCTTAGTAGCAGTGCCTGCTAGAGCTATGATGAATGAAGATGGCAAGACGTTTGTAAATATGTTAGTGCCTGATGAGACTGATGACTTCCCTAAGGACATCATTTGCTGGGACTGCAATGAAAGATTTGGAGATGTGTTTGGAACATATTGTCTTGCTTCGGAAGAGCAAGATGGTTTTGATGGGAATGAGTGGGAGAGGATCTTATGAGGGGTAGAAAGAGTCAGATCGGTGATACTCGTATGGCGCCTAATGGCTACCACTATACGAGGACTACGAACGGCTGGGAGCTTACTGGTCGAATCGTAGCAGGCGAAAAGCTCGGTCGGGAGCTTAGGCCTGACGAACGTATTCGTTACCTGGATGGTGATCGAGCCAATAATGATCCTGATAACGTTGAAGTGTATGTTGTGAAGGAGCGCTCGAAGGCAAAGCGCAAGGCTATGCTGGAAGCAAAGATTGAGGCACTCCAAGCCGAGTTAGAGGATCTCGAGGTTTAGCGAGATTCCTCGTAGTCTAAGGATTGTCTGAGAGAGTCTTACTGAGTCCTAAATCGCGCGCGCGTACTAGTGCGCAGAGAAAATCGCGCTAAGAGACTCGCAAAGAAACAACCTACGACAGAAAGCGAGACAGCGTGCAGAGCTTGACCATCGTGGCCTTAGATCCAGGAGTTACTACCGGATGGGCTGATCTCAATCGAGAGCGCTACTCAACCAGGCAGCTGACGGGAGAGCATCACGTCGAACTCTGGGACGCGCTTTATAACCTTGAGCCGGACATCGTAGTCTGCGAACGCTTCACGTATCAACGGCGTGACAAGGTGATCCTGAAGTCTGTGGAATACATCGGTGTGGTTACTTTGTATTGCGAACAGTATAAAGTGCCGCTTCGTATGCAGACGCCTTCGCAAGCCAAAAACTTATGGACCGATAACAAGCTGAAGCTGGTTGGCCAATATAAGCCCAACCAGCCTCATGCTAATGACGCCATGCGCCACTTACTCTATTGTGAAAC